TTCCCGGTATTGCCAACGCAGACCTAGCCGTGTGGATCATGGACAACCTTGAGTACACCCAGTTGATCCTTGAGTTCTACACCCCCGGCGTGCCGGATTCGGGTTGGGTGCACGTTTCTTATGACCCGGCTAACCTCAAAAAGCAGAACCTAACGGCTACCAAAAAAGATGGTAAAACGGTATATATACCGGGACTTGTAGCGTGAGGATGCCATGCCATTTATAGCACTTAGATTTAAGCCGGGAATAAACCGAGATCAGACCAACTACTCTAACGAGGGTGGCTGGTTTGAGGGTGACAAAATTCGCTTTCTTTCGGGCTACCCGCAGAAGATTGGTGGTTGGCTTAAACAGACGCCTAATACCTTTCTCGGCACTTGTCGGCAGTTATTTAACTATGTAACAACTTTTGGGGACAACCTATTAGCCGTTGGGACAAACTTAAAACTGTACATAGAAGCAGGTGGTTATTTTTATGACATTACCCCACTCCAATCCACAACGGCTGCTGGAGATGTAACATTTGCTGCTGTTAACGGATCTTCTACCGTAACAGTTTCGGATACAAGTAATCCAGCAGTGGCAGGTAATTATGTTCAGTTTACTGGCGCCGTTTCTTTGGGTGGTAACGTCACGGCTGCGATCTTAAACGTCAACCAAGGCTTTGAGATTGCTACCGTAGTTAATGCCAACGCTTACACAATTGTTGTTCCGGTAACGGCTAATGCTTCTGATGCAGGTAATGGCGGCTCTGCAACGGTTGGTAAGTATCAGATAAATGTTGGTACTCCCGGCGGCACATTTGGTTACGGATGGGGTACAGACACTTGGGGCCGTCTTGAGTGGGGTCTTGGCGGAACAATACCGGTTGCTTTACAAGGTAACGATTGGTGGTACGACAACTTTGATAATGACTTAGTTGCTAATATTCGAGACGGCGCTATTTATTATTGGGAGCGTGGGTCTTCTACTAACCCCGGGGTAGCGCTTGATACTAATGCAATCCTTCTTTCAGTAAAGGCCACCGCAGATGGATACAACGCCAATGCAGTACCAACCAAGGCTATGCAGGTTCTTGTATCGCAAAACGACAAGCATCTTCTCGCTTTTGGGAGTGTGCCTTTTGGTTCTACTAATGTGGCTGATTTTGACCCCCTTCTTATTAGGTGGGCTGATCAGGATAATCCGAGCCAATGGACTCCGACGCCTACCAACTCTGCGGGATTTATAAGAGTTTCTCGTGGCTCAAGGATTGTCCGCGCCATACCAACCAGACAAGAGATCTTGGTGTGGACAGAATCACACCTTTATTCTTTTCAATACCTTGGAACCACGGATGTATTTGGCTTACAGGAACTAGCAGATAACATCTCTATTCTTAGCCCACGGGCTACTGTAACCGTAAATAACGTCACTTACTGGATGGGGCATGACAAGTTCTATGTCTATTCAGGCCGTGTCGAGACGCTTCCCTGCACCCTGCGTCAGTTTGTCTATCAGGATATTAACTACGGTCAGGCCGACACTATTATCTCTGGTACAAATGAGGGTTGGAATGAAGTCTGGTGGATATACCCAAGTTCTAATTCTTCGTACCCCAACCGTTATGTAATTTATAACTACCTTGAGCGTATCTGGTACTACGGAAATATTGATCGCACGGCTTGGTTAGATAGTCCCCTACGTGAATATCCTATGGCAGTTAATACACCCGGTGGCACCATTACTGGGGTTTTATATGATCAAGAAAACGGTTTAGATGACGACGGTGCTCCTATAACGGCCTACATTCAATCGTCTGATTTTGATATTGCTGATGGTGAGCAGTTTATGCTGACCCGTCGTATGCTGCCCGATATTAACTTTTCTAAGTCTACTGCCGCTCAACCAGAGGTAACGCTACAGATTCGCCCCCGTAACTTCCCCGGGTCAGGCTTTCAACCTGTGGGTACGACGGATTCTAAACCGGTAATTGAGACTGCGGTAGATGTTTACACGGATCAGGTATTTATCCGTGCCCGTGCCCGTCAGATGGCGTTAAAGATTAGTTCAGAGGACTTAGGCGTTAATTGGCAGTTAGGTGTGCCTAGACTAGATGCTCGTGTGGATGGTAAACGCTAATGGCACTTGAGAAGTTTCAGGCGCCAGCATTACCGGTACCGCCTGTTGAATACGACCAGAGATACCACACGGATCTGATTCGCATACTTCGCCTTTACTTTAACCAACTAGACTCGCTTACCCCCAACCAAGCCAACTCGTACCGTGCTGATAACTTTTATGGTGGGGACTTTATTGGATATGGTCAAAACTTAGTCTTTCCTCATATTGCCGCATCTGACTCAACAGATCAGATTGCTACAGGAAATAATACTGCCACTCAAGTTGAATTTAATACACTTGACTCTAGTTTTGGTTGGACTCTTAATCCGTCCGGCTCGGCAACGGCTACCTATGACGGGGTTTATAAAATTACTTTTAGCCTTCAATTTATTAATTCGGCAAATGCTATCCACTACGCCACAGTTTGGCTTAAAGTTAATAATATAAATGTAGACAACTCAGCCACAATCTTTACTATCCCAGCCCGTAAAAGCGGGTCTCCGGGACAAGAAGGCTATATTTGTGGGTATTCCGAGGCTACTTTTACTGTTATCGCTGGGGATGAGGTTGAGTTGTACTGGGCAACAGATTTGGCTGGTAACCCCACCTCCCCAACAGCCGGTGTCTATATTTACCACGACGGCCCCCAAGTCTCGCCCTTTGTCAGACCTGCCATCCCCTCGGTTATAGGGTCAATCACGTTTGTTTCCTCACTCCTATATAAGACTGTAGTACGCCTTTCTTCGGTATCCGCTTCTGGCTCTGTGGGAACAGTCTCAGTTACCATAGCCCCATAGACTTCACTTGACAAATTCAGGATAATGCCCCTATGAACGGTATCCCCTCCCTCTACCAAATGACCCCTACGGGTGTCCCCTTTAGAACTGGGTCCCGTGGTGAACCTACGTCTGAACAAAGGTATTTTGTCCCCGGATTTTCTACGCCTTCTCCTACCCCTCTGACGCCCGAACAACAGGCCAACCTAGCAATGGCAGCTCAGAGGGACAATTATGGTGGCGGCTTTGAGGTAGGCCCTAATCCGTTTAGTCAAATGACCCCTGCCGAGCAGGCGGCTTACTACGCTGAAAACCCGACAATGGGGGCTGTTACCCAATTGGGACAACAGGCTTTTGGGTTAACGTCTTTAGGTATGGCACAAAAGGCTATAGATCCCATTGGTGTGGCGCAAGCACAAACTATTGCTCAGGGCATTAACCCTACCCTTGCTACGCCTCTTGGCGTTCCGGGTGTTGTAACAGTTAGCCCAATAGCCCCGGATCCAACCGTCGCTTTAACACAAATGAACCAACAGCAAGCAGAGGAAGAGACACAAGTTTCACCTGTAGACGTTGCTATGGACATTGCTGAGGCTGTAGGTGTTGATGCCGTTGATACCGCCACTTCTACTACTGGCGCCCCTTCTACAAGTACCGATACTAGCGGTAGCGCTATGGGTGATTCTGGGGCGGGTATTGGGGGCTACAGTACTGAATCTACCATAGGTGTCGATGCTAATGATGCTCCTAGTAATGATACTGATACTGATACTGATACTGATAGTGATAGTGATAGTGACTACCGTACAGGGGGTCGGGTTATGAACTACGAGCAAGGTGGTGTCGCCTCCCTAGCCAACCGGGTACAAGAAAGAGGCCGTGGTCAGGACACGATGCTTGTCCACATGACACCAAAAGAAGTTGGTGGGCTACAGGCTTTGGCTATGGCTCACGGTGGCTCACTTACTATTAACCCTCAAACCGGCCTGCCTGAAGCAGGTTTTCTGTCCTCTATCCTCCCAATGGTCGCCGGTGCGGCTTTGGCTGCTACGGGGGTTGGTGCTCCTATGGCGGCATTGTTGGTGGGTGGTGGGTATGGTCTGGCTAGTGGTAGCCTCAGTAAGGGGCTTATGGCTGGTCTAGGAGCGTTTGGTGGGGCTGGTTTAGGCACCGCTTTAATGGGTGCTGGTGCGGCTGGTGCAACTACGGCAGGTCAGGCGATCACCCCTCAACTTGCACAAGCCACTTCTGTTACCCCCCAAGTCGCTGCTAGTGCTGTTCCGGGCACGGCTACAGCAGGTATTAATCAAGCTCTTTTAGCTGGCTCCCCGTCTGCTGGGGCATTTACACCTGCTGCGGCTACAACCGTAGCGCCTCAAATAGCTCCAACATTCATGGGCAATGTCTCCCAAATGGGGCAAGGCGTTCAAAACCTGTTTACTAAACCCGGGACTTTTGATCAGATGGTTGGCACGGCAGCAACTAAAACTGCCCCTGCTACGGGTATGGGTGGGGGTATAGGGGCACTTAAAACTGTTGGTATGGCTGCCGCTCCGGTTATGGCAGGGATGGGGGATGAGCCTGCTAACCTGCCCGTCCAAGAACCATTTATCCGCCCATTTAAATATAAATCCCGACCGTCCGCCGAAGAAGATGAAAACTTCCGCTACCGTACTGGTGAGCGAGGCGAGTCCACGGCAGAACAACGCTATTTTGGTTCTGAATTTACTCCCGTCGGTGTCTATAAAGCCGGTACTGAACCTGCTTATGGTACTTACGCAATGGGCGGGGATATTGAAGAAAGAGTTAAAAACGGCGATATTCGGGCGTTTGACGACGAGTATGGGCAAGATGAATACGCTGGTGGTGGCCTAACGGCGTTTAAGGCTGGCGGTCTGCGAGACGGTGGTTTTGTAGTCCCCGCCGATGTTGTGGCGCACCTAGGTAACGGGAGCACCGATGCTGGTCTACGGCTCCTTGCTAAAACCCTGAAAGCCAAGCCAATTAAGGGTAGCGGCGATGGCATGAGCGACTCAATACCTACTACAATTGGGGGCAAACAACCTG